ATTCAGCAATCTTGACTCGCTTATCGAATTCCTTGCTAGCAAGTTCATCGCTGTTAGGTAAGTTTTGAGTAAGAGAAGAAGCAATCTTAGCTTCAACTTCCTTAGGCTTGAGCTGAGCCTCGATGACAGTGTTCATTGCTTCGGCTTTATTACGTTCAGCTTGGGTAGTATTCACTGCAATCTGAGCTTGGAGGTTCTGCATCTGCAACTGAGCCTGTGCTTGAGCCATTTGCTGAGCTTCAGGGTTAGGTTGTGACATCTTCTCCAGCTCAACCATCAGTTCACCACGGTTGCTCAATGAACTATTCTGGATAATACCCTTCAAGATGATAGGCAACACAGGAGTATTAGGGCCAAGAGTCTGCAACAGAGAGATAAACTGCTGTTGTTCGTACTCACGAGCCATGATGCCCAAGGTAGCTGTAGGCACGAAGTTCATATCAACTGAGGGATAACGCTCAGGATCGAACTGCATGTAGCGGAAAGCAGCCTTCTTGATGAAAGGCATCAGGAAATCTTCTTGGAAGTTGGTCAAGGTACGCTTGTACTTCTTGATAATCGAGGCAACAGCCATCGAAATACCACCTTGACCAGCGTCACGAGACACCGATGACACCATACCTTGAGAGTCGAGAGTACCTGTAGCTTGGAGCAACATACGCTCAAACTCTTTAGAGGTAGCTAGGTTGTTAGTGCCTGTCTGACCGAAGGTAAATGGGAACAAGATCTCTTGAGGAGCACCGTTAGTCAAGATAGCCTTGCCGGGCTTCACTTCAAACTTAGCGCCACGGGGCAAGCGAGTAGCGTCCATAGCGATCATAGGAGCACTTGTGAGGGCCAATGAATCCAAATGGCTACGGATCTGTGCGTCCACTGCCTTTTGCATGTTGTAAGCCTTCTCAACCGTACCACGACCTAACAAACGATTAGGCACTGTGTCGTCTTGATACAAGATAACAGGACGATCCTTCATCATGTAAGGGTTCTCTTCTGCCTTCAAGAGCATAGAGTCATTACCGATAACGATGATAGCCTCAACCAAGTCAGCGTAGTCATCAGCTGTGGAGTCTTCAGGGAACAGGTCAACCACTTCAGCTTCTTCGTTCTCCAGCTGCATGAGGTACTCACGAGGCACTAAGCCGTAGTACGTCAGGAGCTTAACCTTGTCATCCTTGAACTGAGTGGACTCCTGAGTAGCTTCCAAGCTATCCTCAGAGTACATAGGACCGATGTTGACCTTACGGTAGATACCGTCTTCCATGCCCTTGACGATCTTGTGCATGGATACGTACTTTTCAATGGCAATACCCATACACTCTTCAATGGATGTACTGTTAGGGTCAAACAAGAAGTTCTTAGGGTTGATAGGCACAATCTTCACAGCTGTACGAGGTCTTTCCTGTACGCCAATAGCTGCTTGACCTTGTACGCCGGGGATAGGACGAGTAGCTGGTTTGTACTCAATCTCATCCTTCACTACAATCTCACCGATACCTGTACCGTAGATCTCAGCCATCAGCTCAATCTGGTCGATACTCTTACGGATCTTATCCTTATCGAAGTCTTCCATCAACTGAGCCTTCAGAAGCTCTACGTCGATGTCGTTACCGTTAACGTCTTGGAGGTCATCCTCAATATCGAAGTAGTCACCCTGACCGAAGATAGCTTCCATGATCTCAGCGTGGCGAGTCTCTACAGCCTGTTGGGTAGCAGGGGAGACAAGCTTAGAACGCTCAGATTCACGTGTCTTATCGTTAGCGGCCCACTGACCACGAAAGATACGCTCGTACTCTTCCCATGCGTCTAGGAAGTTAGTATCGCGGTAATCTCGCCAACGGTCACAATGCTCAACAACGAAGCTAGTGAGTTCTTTGTCGGACTCCGTGGGTTCTTCCCATTTCGTACCTTCGTTGTTATCCATATTTTCCATAAGTATTAGGTTTCTCTAATTAGTTAAACGCAATATACACTAAAAGGTTTACTTTGTCAAGTGTTATTTAATGCTGTACTTAAAAGGATCAGCAAATAAGTCGTTAGCCATTGGAAGGTACACATCTTGAGATGTCTTTCTTTCCCTAGCAATTTGCTCTTGTTTAGCTGCCGCTGAAGACGCTCTCAAAGATTCAGGTAGTTTTTGATACATTGACAACAAAATGTCAAACTCAGTAGCCATAGAAGGGTCTAAATGAGGGTTTACCTGATTACCCATTGCCGAAAAAGGCACAGACATATTACCCACCCCAAACGCCTGTGCTTCGTCAGGTTTTGTGCGGTAAGAGCCATAGTCTTTGTTTGTTCCTGTGTATTGGCTTCTAACCTGATCTTTGTAAGCTTTTAAGTCTTTACTGTGCTGAGCACTATCGTAGTTGCCTACACGGGCAAAACTATTAGCAAACATTTGCTCAGAAGCTCTTAAAAACTGACGTTCTTGGTCAGAAACAGGCTCGCCCTGCTCAACTTTCTTTTGGATACGATAAGCTGTATCTCTAAGAAGATTATTCTGAACAGCATGGGTCATCTCATGAGCCAATGTATTTGTGTTGTACTCAGGTAGAAGCTTTGTTTTAGTAGGCATTTCTGCTGTAATTCTGTTAACGGCAGAATTAAAAAGCCCGTGAGCTTCACCAGCAGGTGTAAAATTTGCAACCTTAGGCAATAAACCCTGTTGTCTCAAAGCCTCATAGAGCCTCGAAGGGTCAAATAGATTGTCAGCCATGTGTATTCCTATAGTTAAAATCCTGACACTGAGTCAAGAGGTTCCCAATCATCTTCTTCGTAATCTTGTTGGTAGCTAGTAACGGTTAATTGGTCAATATACGAAAGAGCGTCAACTCTGTCGTCATGCACCCCTGCTGTAGGGAACATCATGATCTGATCGAAGGTTTCCTTCCAATCCTCTTCCTCGTTAAAGGAGATACGACCATGCTCTAAGCGTCCTTGTAAGGACCAGACAACCCTGTCTTGCTTCTTCCTGTTACCGTGTGTCAGGTCTGAGATGTGACAGTAGACATTGTTCTTCCTCATCAAGTCATTGAGATAAGGGCTTACAGCGTTCTTTAAAGCACCCTTCTCGATGCCAACAGCAATAGGCTTATACTCACGTACTACGTTGAGGATCTTAGCTGCTGTAGCCTTAATATCCCACCTACCAGCGATGATCTCCTTGACCCACCAGTTACCATTGTCTTCTACCTTGACAATGGCTATAGCTGATTCATCTAGTCTAGACTTAGCAGCACCGGGGTTCTTACCTACTTCCTCGAAGCCAGCTAAGTCGATAGCTACTACGTACTCACCGTAGCTAGGCTCAGCTGAGGTCTTTAACCACTCCTCTTTGAATACTTCTTGTCCTGCGTTGTCGAAGGAAGACAAGTATTCTTGCTTGAAGGCAAAGGAGCTTAGAGTACGCTCAGCAGCATCAATCTCTTTAGGATCAATAGTCTCATTGTCTCTAGTGGTAAAGTGCCATGACTGCCACTCTTCGTCTTGATCCTGACCTAGCTTGAAGACATCGTAGAACCAGTTACGTCCACTAGGTGTGGAGATGAACAAGGCTCTACCTTTCTTATCTGACAGGGAAGCTCGGATGATCTTCTGCCATACATCTTCCTTGATAAAGGCACACTCATCTAGTACAACATAAGTAAGACTGACACCCCGTAGACTATCAGGGTTATCAGCACCACGTACCAATATCTTTCTTCCATTGACTAAGGTAATCTCTAAGTTGTTCACATGGGAGGACTTGATGACCTGTCTACCTAAGTCATTGAGTAAGTCCCACATAATTGTTCTAGCCTGTCCGAGGGTAGGAGCTATGTACATCACAGCTGACCCTTCAGGACAGTTTAGAGCTTCAATGAGCAGGGTCACTGCGGAGAGCCTAGACTTACCACAGCGACGCCCTGCTGCAACCACTTTAAAGCGTTTAGAGTCCTTGAAGACCTCTTGTTGCCACTTTAACAATTCAAAATTAAGCGCTGCCACTATGTTCCTTTACGTAATCCGCTGCCTTAATTAGCAGTTCTGGATTGTCCCTAAACATTCCTAACCCACTGTTGCAATGCTGGCAAAGTAGTTTTCTAACTTGACCACTAGCATGACAATGATCCACATATAGAGGCTTTCCGTTATAGTCGGCTTCATTCCCACAAATATAACACTTTCTGTTCTGTTTTTCAACCATTTGTTGGTATTCTTCAACAGACAGCCCATAGTAGTGTTTTAAACGGTTCTTTCTGTTAATCGTATCTCGCTCATCTTTTGTTCGGCTTTCCCATTTCTTTTTAGATCTGGAGCTAAAACAATCCTTACAGTCTGTACGCCTACCGTCTATAGTCTCAGGACGTTTATAAAAATCAAACAAGGGTTTTGAAACCCCGCACTTAGTACACTTCTTTTCCATTTTGTAAGTCCTCTTGAAAAGGTCAGGTGTTTGGACATACGCACCTGAGACGTATTTCAAGCCGATTACTCGGTGTCCGAATCTGTATAGTCTACATCGCTAATATCGTAGATCTGCTCTGCTTCTACTGTTGGCTGATTCAATCCAGTTATGTTGATTGAAATCTGAGGAGTCTGTCCTCCAGACTTAGCTAGCTCAAAGGACGACAAGGGCGCTATGCGATCTACAATCAACTTCCATGCAGCAGCTTGGTTCTTATGGTCATCATTAAGGGCAGCATCGAAGATAGCTTCTAGAACCTTAACTGATTTAGGGGAATTAAGCATACGAGCCTTGTACTCGTCAATGATAGCTTTATCACCCTTGGGTCTACCTATGACCCCTTTGTTCTTGTTCTTTACCGCTGCTAGCTCTGTTTTCTTAGGTCTTGCCATCTTTGTCCTTGTAGGAGATAGACTAATATAATTAGGGGTAACAATAGGGATACCCACTACTATGAGTACTTTAAAGATCTAAGACATTAACTTAGAAGCAAGAATCTAAATGAAGTATATACTTACTTATACAACCTCCTGTGTCCACTTTCGTGAAACAGAGGTCAGTAATGACTACTCATAAAGAACTTCTTGTATTTATAACTAAGCAGCTTGTCTACTTAGACTTCATTTGAGTTCTTGGAAGGATTACCTTCATAGAGCATTGTATAGGTACTTTTCTAAGAAGTCAAGACATTTCTTACTTTATTTACATTTATTTATCATCTATGTCTCCTACGTGACATCATATCTTCATAGGGCTCTTGTGTCCACTTCCATAGCCCCTCATGAGGCCTATGACGCTACGCTTACAGGCTCCTGTGTCCAGATTGTAGTCTCCGTTACTCACATGGACTAACCTGTCCCTAATTATTATGTTAAGTTCTATGATTTCATTAGACTTTTATGGTCTATAGTGCCTCTTTTTTAAGCATATCCTTTACTGACTTTTTTGTGTACTTAGGAGGCTCCCACAAAAGTAAACTCACATCGCTACCCCCTCCCCCCTATCAAGATGCTAATGAGAATCATTCTCTAATGACTCATCAGTCAGTAATGAACCTTACAAAGCTTACAATACTTACAAAGCTTACAGTGTAGGGCAATGTAGCACCTATTAAGCACCACTAGAGGGTAGACAATAAGCAACTATCATGCCAAGCTAATGCACTATCAAGGTGCAATAATGCACCACATAAGGGATTCATGCACCACAATGAAGTGCTTAATTATTAGGCACATGAGCAAATTAGTACTACATTTAAGGCTTATAAGAGTACAATGTAAACTAGAGTATTACAAAACATATACTGGCACGATATCTGCTAAGTAAAAGTATCTTCAACGACACTTCAAAGGTCTATCATGCACAATCAAGTAACTGACACAATTATCTATATTTTAGGGTTTATCTCTATTATCGTAG